GAGGCAGTCAAAGGATTCTCAATTGAACAAATGGGAAGACGAAGACGGGATGAATACCAAGCAGGTGTTCCTCGAATAGGAAAACAATAGGAGATAAATTATGGCAATAACACAAGCAATTTGTAATTCATTTAAGAAACAGCTTTTAGAAGCTGACATGAATTTCAAACAAACTGGTGGTGATAAGTTCAAATTAGCTCTTTACATTTCTACAGCAACTCTAAACTCTGCAACAACTGCTTTCACAGCGACAGGTGAAGTTGGAAACAGCGGTCAGTATGCTTCTGGTGGCGGAGCTCTTGTTAATGGTGCTACTTCTATGACAGCAGGCGTGGCGAGAGTAGACTTCGGAGACAGATCGTTTACTGGAGTAACGTTAACTGCTAGAGGAGCAATGATTTACAATACATCATCTGATACTACTAATGCATCAGTTTGTATTTTAGATTTTGGAAGTGATAAAACAGCTACATCAGGAACTTTTACAATTCAGTTTCCACAGCCAACATCAACTGCAGCGATTCTAAGAATCTCTGGTTAATAGGAGGTAAACTCCTATGAGCACAGGTGCATGGGGCCAGGTAACCTGGGGTTACGCTAAATGGGGGGAATTAGGAGATGCAACAACTTCTCTTAATAACACTAATCTATTAGCTACAACTACTTTAGGTACAGGTACTCAAGAAGGTGAAATCAATTCAGGTTGGTCCGGACAAGGATGGGGCACGACTGGATGGGGTATCGATGGTACTTTAATTCCAAATAGCGAATCACTTTCTGCGAATTTAAATTCTGTAACTATTGATAATGAAATAAATACAGGATGGGGATCTGATACTTGGGGAACTGAGTTATGGGGATCTTCTGGATTAACAGTTCCTATTAATAATACAAATTTATCTATAACAGCTTTTGAAGGAAGTGCAGGTCTTGCATTTGACGGAGATTCTAATTTAGAACTTACAGGATTACCTTTAACCGCTACTCTTGGTGAGGAAGAAGCATTTGCTAATTTTGTTTTTGAGCCCACTGGAATGTCAATGACAATGCAATTGTCATATGATCCTGAAATAGTAACTCCTGCATCTTTACCAATTACAATGTCTCAAGGTACAGCTAATCTTGATGCAAATACAATAGCACAGGTGACCAGCACTTCGGTTGGTTATTGGGGATACAAATCTGCCTGGGGTAATTTCGCTTGGGGCAATGGAGTAACTGAAACTCTAGCTATGTCTATGCAAGAGAATTTTTCTGGTGTAGATCCAGAGCCGGATGTTTCTCTAACAGGTCAAGCTATAGCAGCCGCTTTAGCTGCGGGTAATACTTTTAATATTAGTGGAGATGCAAATGCGCCTGTAACAAATGTAGCTAATAATTTATCAATGGCTATCACTACAGGTAATGCTGAATTAGAAGCATTAACTCCAGTAGATGTAACAGGATTTCCTTTAACAGCTACTTTAAGCAGTGTTGCTGAAGTAACAGCAAATGCAAATACATTCCCAACAGGATTTGGATTGACAAATAGCTTAGGAACGGCTACAAATGTATTGATTTGGAACGAAGTTAATACTGGCACAGCACCAGTTGATCCTCCAGGATGGCAAGAAGTCGATACTAACGCTGCATAATTATAGTTTGACACTATAACAAAATTTTAATAAATTAAGTAAATCGGAGTATAAAAATATGGCGAATTCAACATCAGCAAGTTTAAAACTTACAGTTCAGGCTACTGGAGAAAATTCAGGAACTTGGGGACAAATTACAAACACAAACTTATTAATTTTAGAACAAGCAATTGGTGGATATCAAGCAATTCCCATTACAACTGGTGCAACTCTTGTTTTTACAAATGGTGCAATATCAAATGGTAAAAACCAAGTATTAAAATTAACAGGAACAATTGCAGGTGCGGTTAACGTAATAATTCCTGATTCAATTGAAAAAACTTTTATAGTTGATAATGCTACTAGTGGTTCTCACACAGTAACTTTTAAAACTTCTTCTGGAACAGGTGTAACTTGGGCAGCGGCAGATAAAGGTACTAAAATGATTTACTCTGATGGTACTAATGTTGTTGATACAGCATTTACAGAATTATCGTCTGACTACTCACCACAACTTTCAGCAGACTTAGATACAAACAGTCAAAATATTATTGTTGACACAGCTCATGGTATTCTTGATGAAAACTCTAACGAGCAAATTACATTTACTACAGCTGGAACCGCTGTTAATGAATTTACAATAGCAAACGCAGCTACCGGTAATGCACCTGAAATATCTACTACTGGTGGTGACACTAACATTGATTTAAATCTTACTCCAAAAGGAATTGGTAGAGCAACTTTTAATGGTCAAGGTAAAATTCAAAGTGTTGCAGAAAAAGTTACAAGTTCAGCAACGGCAGCTACAGGAACAATTAACTATGATGTTCTTACACAAGCCGTATTAAATTTTACATCAAACGCTGCTGGAAACTATACCTTAAATATTAGAGGAGATGGTTCTAACAGTTTAAACAGCATAATGGACACAGGAGAATCAGTAACGATTGCACACCTAGTACCACAAGGTGGATCTGCATATTACAATAACGTTGTTCAAATTGATTCATCGACAGTTACTCCAGAATGGCAAGGTGGATCTGCGCCAAGTGCTGGTAATGCAAGTTCAATAGATGTTTATTCATATACAATTATTAAAACTGGAGACGCTACATTTACAACATTAGCATCACAAACACAGTTTGCGTAATAAATTAGGAGGAGAAAGGTTATGCCATTAATAGGTACATTTGGAGCTGCAGCAAAAGGAGGTTTCGGTAGAGGTTCAGCTTCTTTCATAGAAGCAAGCGGCGGAACTGTAACTGAAAGCGGAGATTATAAAATTCATACATTTACCTCATCAGGCACTTTTACAGTAGATAGTGCACCACCAGGTTTAACAGTTGATTATATGGTTGTTGCCGGCGGAGCCGGTGGAGGATCTACTATCGCTGGCGGAGGTGGAGCTGGAGGATTAAGATATTCATACCCAAATCCAATAGAAGGCGGACAAGCAGTAAGTGAAACAAGCTATCCTATATCAATAGGTGGCGGTGGCGGTGGCGGCGGTGGCCGAGGTAAAGGTTCTAATGGAAGCACAAGTTCAGGATTAGGTTTCAGCGCCACAGGTGGTGGCGGTGGAGGAGGATACGGTTCTCGTCCAGCCAACTCTGGAGGGTCTGGCGGAGGATACGGTTCAGGTCCAGGAGGATCTGGAGGTTCTGGAAACTCTGGAGGTTATTCTCCACCTGAAGGAAATCCAGGAGGTGGTGGCTACCCAGGAAATGAAAAAGCTGGCGGCGGTGGCGGCGGAGCTAATGGCACTGGAAGTCCGGGACCAAATGGTTTTGGTGGATCTGGAAGAGAATTAGCTATTAATGGATCACCAAATTACTACGCAGGAGGCGGTGGTGGAGCAGGAAGATGTGATAACCCAGCTACTGGTGGCGTAGGCGGCGCAGGCGGTGGAGGTAAAGGATCCGACTCGTCAGGAGGTCCAGGTTGTGGTTCACCTGGGGCATCAGGATCAACTAACACTGGAGGCGGCGGAGGTGGCGGCGGTCATCCACCTGACGGTAACGGCGGTAGCGGAGGATCTGGTATCGTTATTATAACTTACAAATTTAAATAAAATTATGGCACACTTTGCAAAATTAGATGACAATAACGTAGTATTAAATGTACTTGTGGTAGATGATTCAAATGCTGCTACAGAAGAAGAAGGTATTACTTTTTTAACAAATTTAACAGGTTACACTAATTGGAAACAAACTTCTTATAACACAGTTGGAAATGCCCGTTATCTAAATGGTGATTATGCATATACTGATCTGAATGGAACTCCTTTCAGAGGAAATTTTGCTCACATAGGTGGAAGCTATGATGCAGAAAATGATATTTTTTGGCATCAAAAGACTTATCCGAGTTGGGTTAAAAATGTTACTACAGCTACTTGGGATCCTCCTGTAGCAAGACCTGACGATTATAGTAGTGTTATGTATGATTGGATTGAAGAAACCCAATCTTGGCAAGCAGTAGATTAATCTTGATTATTATTTAATTAAAGTATATACTTTTTAAAATATTGAAAGGAAAAAATATGTACTCTCTAAAAGATACTTTATCAGAACAATTTGTCATTCATGGTTCTATTAACACAGAACACTCCAAAATAGATAATAAACTTATTACAGAAAACATTTCTAAAGATTTAGAAAAAATGGTTTTCGATTATCCTAATTATACATATGATATTAAAATTAATTATCACGCTCAACATTCATGGGTTTTTAGTTTAATCAATGAAAAAATAAATTTAGACCACAATTTACCTATACAAAACTCTGAGGCTTGGGCAAATGTAGAAGGCTGTAATGAAATTTCTGTGAAAAGAAATAATTTAGATTTGAATAAAATTGAAGGCGCTCCTCATTACACTTTGATATACATTACTAATGCAGGAGTAAATTCAGGTGAACTTATACTTGACTATAATACTCAGCATATGAAACAAAAAATTCATAGGTTGCCAATTGAAACGGGTAATTTTTATTTATTTAATTCTAATATAGATTATTATCTTTCTAAAAATTACGACGAAGAAAACCGAGTTAGTATGACTTGGACATGTTTTAAGAGATAACTTTCATAAAGTGAATATTAAACACTCTTACTATTTCTTTAAAAAAGCAATACCAAAAAAAATATGTAATCAAATTATAAAAAAATTTTCTAAATTAAATCTCTCTAAAGGAACTACTAAGGGAGAAGTAAAAAAAATTAGAGACTCTGAAATAATTTTTACAAGTGAATCTTTTTTATATGATTTAATTAATCCTTATATACACGCAGCAAATAAAAATGCAGGTTGGAATTTTGAATGGGACCATACAGAACCTTTGCAATTTACTAAATATGCCTTAAATGAACATTATAATTGGCATACTGATGCAGCCCCAGAACCTTATCAAGATAAAACAAAAAAATATAGTTATGGAAAAATTCGTAAGTTATCTTCAGTGGTAAGTCTAGTAGACAGGTCAAAATATAAAGGCGGCGATTTTCAATTAGATTTAAGAAACAAAGAAATTAATTTTGAAAAAAAAGAAAATCAAGATGTTAGAAATATACTTACTTTAAATGAATTAAATGAAGCAGGTACTATTGTTGTATTTCCTTCTTTTTTATGGCATAGAGTTACACCAGTAACAAAAGGAACAAGATATAGTTTAGTAGGTTGGTCATTAGGACAACCTTGGAGATAGTGTGCCTGATATTGATTTAATATTTCCTTTGTTTTTTTACAAATCAGATCCCTATAAATTTAATAAAGAACAATTAGACTATATAAAAACCTACAAAGATAAAAGTAGGATTAATGTAGGTAATAATTATATTAGTAAATCTTCTCATGTTTTAGAAGACAATAAATTAAAATATATAAAATCGTTTATTCAAAAAGAATTAGATAATTTAGCGTATAATGTTTTAAAATTAAATAAGAAACAAAAAATATATGTTACTCAATCGTGGTTTAATTTTAATCCAAAAGATAGTTACCACCATATGCATAATCATCCAAATAGTTTAATTAGTGGGACTTTTTATATTCAAGGAGAAGAAAATACTTTTTGTGATATTGATAGAGAGTATGCTAACACAGTATTTCCTTATTTTCAGTTAGATTGTGAAGAAGTTAATCCAATAAATACAACACATCATACTGTAGAAAATAAAATACATACATTAGCTTTATTTCCGTCTAGACTTAGACATCAAGTTAGGGTAAACAATAATAATAAAGAAAGAATTACTCTTGCATTTAATTCTTTTATAAAAGGAGAAATAGGTATGAAAGACCATAGATCGGAATTAAAATTATGACACCAGAATTTAAAAAAGGTTTTACCGTTGTAAAAAAAATAATAACTAAACCTACAGCAAGATTTTTATATAACTATTTTCTTTTAAAAAGAGAAATATCTAAATTTTTACATGCAAACAAATGGCCTTATTTACATGAGGCAACGCATGGTAAATTTGGTGATGACCAAGTTCCAAATACGTATGCTCATTATTCAGACATAACTTTTGAAACTTTACTACTTGCTGTTCAACCTAAAATGGAAAAAGCAACAGGATTAAAATTGTATCCAAATTACACTTACGCAAGGATATATAAAAATGGAGACATCTTACATAGACATAAAGATAGATTTAGTTGTGAAATATCTACTACATTGTTTCTTGGTGGGGATCCTTGGCCTATATACATAGCAGAAAATAAAAAAAGAAACACTAAAGGTGTTAAAGTAAATCTTAATCAAGGTGATATGTTGGTTTATAGAGGTAATATACTAGAACATTGGAGAGAGCCTTTTGAAGGTAAAGATTGTGCTCAAGTATTTTTACATTACAATAATGTAGCAACTAAAGGGTCTGAAAAAAATAAATACGATAGACGACCATATATAGGTTTACCGAATGAGTACCAGGGAGTCGAATAATTATATTATCGAACAATGGTTTAGTTCTCCTGTTTATTCAGGAAACGCTAAAGAGTGGTCCGATAAATTATTAAAACCCACATTAAAACATTTAAATAAGAATAAAATTAATAGAGATAGATTTTATCTTGGTAAAACTACCTACGATACAGATACTAATTTAGCTCTCGAAAAAGATTTTAAAGGTTTTGTAAAATATTTAAAAGATATAGCTAATATTTTTGTGACAGAACTTGGTTTTGATTATGATAAACTATCAAAAAAATTTGATCCTTACATATTTGCTACTGAATTAAATCAAGGTTCTTTTCAAGAAAGACATATTCATAGCTATAAATTATCTGGAATATTATATTTAAAAGTTCCTGATAACTCAGCGCCTGTGGTATTTAATGATCCAATTCATATAAGAGAGTATGACCCTTGGCCAGTTAAAGATAAAAAAAATTTAAATACTTGTTTAACAATAAAATACTCACCTGTAGTTGGTAATTTACTAATGTGGCCTTCTTGGTTATATCATGAAGTACCTGTTCACCCTGTAGACGAAAACAGAATAGGTTTAGTCTTTAATTTATAATGACTAAAATATTATCTTTATATTTAGATCATGATGGTTCTGCTACCTATGTAGATAATAATAAAGTAATATTTCACACACAGTTAGATAGATACAACAGAATAAAACACTGTCCTTTCATATCAAAAAAACTTTTAGATTATTTTTATGAAATACCTTTTGACAAGCTAATTATTACATGTCTGTTTTGGGACTATCCTAACATTATAAATAGTATTTTTCACACTAGTAAAAAATGGTTAGATAAATTACAAAATGTTGAAGTTATTCAGTATGCAAATAAAGATCACCATTTATTTCATGCTTATGAAGCTTTAACTTGGAACAAATTTCATCCATGTAAAATTATTGTTATGGACGGTAGTGGAAGTTTACAAAAAACATATTACGGAACAGAGGAGCATGAAACAGAAAGTGTTTATAATTATTATAATAATGAACTTACATTTGACAAAAGAACTTTTCAAAAAATAGGTAAAAGATATCAAAAGATTAGTAATGCACTTATGGGAGATTGCTGGCTTACAGAAGGTAAAACAATGGCACTTTCATTATATGGAAAATATACTAATAAATCATTAAACATTAAACCACTACAAACAATAAAGAAAACAAACAAGACTGCTAGGGACATAGCATACAGTTTACAATTTTGCACTGAAAAAGATATGCTTTGGTTTTTTAAAGATTATGAAAATTATAAAATTGTATTTACAGGGGGTGTCGCACAAAATGTTTTAGTTAATTCTAAGTTAGAAGAAAATAATAAAAACATTTTTTTTAGTCCTTTTAATGGAGACTTTGGTATAAGTTTAGGTGCAGCTAATTATTACACAAATAATAATATAAGAATAAATAATATAGATTTAGGCATACCTCAAAAATTAAATTTTAAAAATTTAAGAAAAACTACAGTAAATGAAGTAGCCAGCATATTAAAAAAAGAACCTGTTGCAATATTTCAATCTAGAAGTGAACAAGGTCAAAGAGGGTTAGGTTATAGATCCTTATTGATAAGTCCTACTTGTAAACAATCTTTTAATAAAATTAACGAAATAAAAAAAAGAGAATGGTATAGACCGTTTTCTTTAAGTTGTTTAAAAGAAGAAACTTCTAAATGGTTTGGTAAAGAAATAGACAGCCCATATATGATGAAGGCATATAAGATAAAAAATAAAAAAAATATTTACACTGGATACGCCGTAGATGATTCTTGTAGAGTACAAACGGTGGATCAAACAAATAAACATTATTATGATTTGTTAAAAGAAGTTTATAAAGTAACTAAAGTGCCTATGTTAGTAAATACAAGTTTAAATTTACCAGGAGAAGTATTAGTAGAAACTAAAGAAGATATGATGAATTTTATAAATAATAGTAAATTAAAATATATCTATTTACCTGAAATAAATAAATTATATGTTAAATGAATTTAAAAAGTATTTAGAAGATATTACCTACGCTTCTCCCAATCAACAACAGAAAGAATTATGGAATATATCAGGAGTTCTTAAAAATAGATTAAATCAAAAATTAAAATTTGATACAAGACCCCTTACTAAAGAAGGATTTAAAATAGGCAGCTTTAAAACTAAAGCGGATAAAATGGTATTTTTTATTGATAAATGGATTATTGTGGATGTAGAAGAATTACATCAATATTTAAGAGAGAATAATGTGAAAGATGTACAATTAGAAGATTTGATATCTAAGCTAGATTGGAATATAATACTACCAAAAAATTAAAAACCTTGTATATTCAAGCTTATGGCACTTAAAAAAGTAGACTTTGCACCTGGTTTTAATAAACAAAGCGTACCTTCCGCTCTTCCTGGACAATGGGTAGATGGAGATTTTGTACGTTTTAGATATACAGCACCTGAAAAAATAGGTGGATGGGAACAATTAACTGTTTCTAATGAAACATTACCTGGAGTAGCAAGAGCTCAACTATCTTTTACTAGTTTAAAAGGGGAAAGATATACGGCCATAGGAACATCACAAGGTTTATTTTTATATTATGGAGAAGCTTTTTATGACATTACTCCATTAGATACAGCGATTACTGGAGCTACGTTCGATACTAACGCCTCTTCAACTTCTGTAACAGTAAATAAAACATCGCATAATTTAACTTTAGGAAAATATATAACTTTTACGTCGGTTACTCCTCCCCCAACTTCAGGCTATGTGGCTGATGATTTTGAAATAGGAGCGTTTGAAATAGTACAAGTTAATGATGCAAATAGTTTTAATATTGTAATGAGAACCAATGCTACCGGTAATACGACTGCTGTAGGCGCTGCAACGATTAATCCATATGTTGAAATTGGACCCACGTTTCAAACAACAGGTTATGGCTGGAGTACCTATTTATGGGGAGACTCTACTTGGGGAAGTGAAAGAACTGTTAGTAACGTAACGTTAGATCCAGGTAATTGGTCTTTAGATAATTTTGGTGAAGTTTTAGTTGCAACTATATTTAATGGTAAAACGTTTACTTGGAATGCAGGTGCTAGTAATCCTAGAACAATAAGAGCATCAACAGCAACAGCAGATTTTTCTACGAATGCTAATCCAACAGCTAGCAGATTTACTTTAGTCTCAGATAGAGATAGACATTTATTTCATTTTGGAACTGAAACAACCATAGGAACACCTAATACCCAAGACCCTATGTTTGTAAGATTTTCAAATCAAGAAGATTTAAATACTTATTTACCCACAGCTACTAATACGGCAGGAACATTTAGATTAGATACTGGAAACAAAATTACAGCTGTCCTTCAAGGTAAGGATTATGTTTTTGTATTAACAGATGTTGCCGCTTATGTTATTCAATTTGTAGGACCTCCCTTTACTTTTTCAGTTAGACAAGTAGGAACTAATTGCGGGTGTATTGCACAGCATGCAGCAAGTTATGTTAATGGAGCTGTTTACTGGATGTCTAATGAAGGTGGTTTTTTTATGTATGATGGTACGGTCAAGGCTCTTCCTTGTTTAGTTGAGGATTTTGTATTCACAGTTCAAAATGGAAATTTAGGTCTTAACTATCAATCTTCAGCTACTATTTATTCTGCACCTAATTCTTTATATACAGAAGTAAATTGGTTTTATCCTAAATCAGGATCTGAACAAATAGACAGATGTGTAACGTATAACTATCAAGAAAATGTATGGACTACTTCATCTCTTGCTCGTAGCACTTATCAAGATCAAGGTGTTTTTGAAAACCCTTATGCAACTGAATATGACACTACAGCTACTCCAGTGTGTTCTATGATATCTGGTGTTACTAATAAATATGGTGCTAGTATTTATTATGCTCATGAAATAGGAAATGATCAAGTTAATAGTTCAGGTACAACTTCAATAGATGCATTTATACGATCTGGGGATTTTGATATTGATGATGGAGAATTATTTATGTCGATGAAAAGATTTATGCCAGACTATAAATTTTTAGTAGGTAATTCTAAAGTAACTTTATTTATATCTGATTATCCCTCAGATACTCAAACAGGGTCGCCACTTGGACCCTTTACAATAACCAGCACTACTGATAAAGTAGACACCAGAGCGAGAGGAAGACTACTATCATTAAAAATAGAAAATGATGCTGCAGGCGAAACTTGGCGTTATGGTAGTTTTAGAATGGATGCGCAACCAGACGGAAGGAGATAAAATAAATAAAGCATAATGGCTAAATTAACTAACTACATACCTGAACCCAAACAAGAATATGATGTAGAAAATCAAAGACAAATTATTGAGTCTATGACTACAATGAAACAACAACTTAATTTTTCTTTTCAAGAAGATTTAAAAAATGAACAAGATACCTTTAATTATTTTTTATCATGAGTATTTTTTATAAAAGCGAAGTATTTGATTTAACTACAACTAATTTAACTACAGTTTTGACTATATCAATTTCAGCTATAGCGATTGTAAAAACGGTACAAGCAAGCCATCAAGATGCATCCAATGTAGATGCTGATTTATATTTAAAAAAATCTGGAGGCAGTAATGTAGAAATAGGTCATGTGCAACTTAATAAAAATTCTGCAAATATGATTGTAAATACCTTGAACTTAGAAGCAGGAGATGTTATAAAGATGCAAGCAGATACAGCAAATGAAGTAACGGGTGTTGTGAGTTATGCACTTTTAAACAGAGAGAATGAAAATGGATAATATAGTAAAAATACATTGTACAACTATTACAACATATAGAAATACAAAAACGGGTGAAACCTCTACAGAAAAATTAGAAGGAGCTGATGTGGTGTCAGATGTTACAGTTCAAGTTTCTCCGAAAGGATTAGATTTAATGCAGAAAGTTATGAATAAACAAAATGAAAATACTAAACCAAAGTCCTAAAGGCGGCACCGAATTACAACTTGGATTTTTAACTAAGTATGTAAATAAAAGTTTATTGGATCAAGCACAAATTTGTACTAGTATTCCTGGTAAACTACCTATAGATCCAAATAAAGTAAATATTCTTTGGCAAAAAAATTCTTACGATCAACCTAATTTATATCCATGGTTTAAGAATAAAGCTAATCATAACATATATGATTGGTACGTTTTTAATTCACATTGGAATCATGAAAAATTTAGAATGATGTTTGGATTACCTGATCACAAATGTATTGTCATTAAAAACGGTATTGAAAAAATAGAAAAAACTAAACCTTATCAAGAAGACCAACCTCTTAGAATTATACATCAAAATACTCCTTGGAGAGGATTATCTGTATTATTAGGTGCAATGCAATTAGTTAAGAACCCTTTAATTAGTTTAGATGTATATTCTTCTTGTGAAGTTTATGGAAAATCTTTTTACGAAGCTAACGACCACAATTACAAAGCTTTGTATGAACAAGCAAAACAACTTCCCAATGTAAATTACATTGGTTATAAATCTAATGAATATATTAGAGAACACATCAAAGACTATAACATGTACGTTTATCCAAGTATCTTTGAAGAAACATCTTGTATATCTTTATTAGAATCTATGGCAGCGGGGTTATATTGTATTACTACAAATTATGGAGCTCTTTTTGAAACAGGTGCTGAATTTCCAATGTATATACCTTATGACAAAGATTATAAAAGATTAGCTGAAAAATTTGCTTACGGCATAGAAGCAGCAGCTAAAACTCTACATGAACCTACTATTCACAATCATTTAACTACACAGTCTGGCTATACTAATTTATATTATGGATGGTCTAAACAGGCCGCTTCGTGGACTAGATTTTTACAAGGAGCAATTAATGCAAAAAAGCAATAAGGCCTCGGGCCAAAACAATGAACCCATTTGGTTTACTAAAGACACTTCGACTAAAACCATAATTCCTAATAAAGACACTTATCAAACTATAAAAACTAATACAGTCGATGGAGAAGTAACAGAAATAAAATTAGGGGTTGCCCCAGATATTAAAATTATGGTGTGTACTCCATGTCATAGTGATGTAAGTATGCATTACTGTCAAGCCGTTTTAAAATTTCAACAAGAATGTTGGGCTAAAAAAATACAAGTTAGTTTCACATTATTAAAATCGTCTCTTGTCACACAAGGTAGAAACTTGTGTGTAGCCGAAATGCTTAACCATCCTGATCAATACACACATTTATTATTTATAGATTCTGATATTGATTTTAATGGGTCTACTATATTTAAAATGTTAGATTTAGACAAAGATATTATTTCTTGTCCATATCCAATGAAGATGCTGAGTTGGGATAAAACTTGGAGAAGATTAAATGAAAAAGAAGATGCAATTAAAACAGCAGATGATTTATCTAAATCTGGATTTACCTTTCCTGTTAAAGTAGAAGATCCTGATAACATTCAAAGTACAAATGGTGTAATAGAACTTTCACATGCACCTACTGGATGCATGTTAATTAAAAGAGAAGTATTGGAGAAAATGATTAAAGAGTATCCAGAATTAGAAATTTATCAACCTACTATAATTAATGGTAAAGAAGAAAAGAAAGCCAATATGTTTAATTTATTTGACACATTACATGACCTTAAAACAAAACGTTATTTTGGAGAAGACTTTGGGTTTTGTCAAAGATGGGCGGATATAGGTGGTAAAGTATACGCTTATATAAATGATTACATTTCTCACGTAGGAGAGTATCAATTTTGTGGTCGGTTTAGAGATGATTTGTGGCAAGGAAGTAGGCCCCTCAAATCTGTTGACGAGCCCAAGAAAATCAAATAAAGTATAATATTTACAGGATTTCTACGCCTGCTTAACAGTATAAATATATTTAAATTATGGCGATATCTAGATCTTTAATGAACAGA